TAAAATAATAGAAGAACCAAAACTTTTAGGACACAAGGAGATCAATGGTGCACAAGTTCCCGTATATAGTTGTAAGACAGAAACTGTCCTTACGAATACACGAACAAATGCAACTTATGAGTCAGAGGATGATTGTTCTGCTGACATTAATAATCCTGATACCGATACTACCGATTCTGATATTAAGAGAGATGTTACAATTTTTGCACCACGATTGGCAAGTCTGGGTGCATCAAATAAGAAAGAATAAAAATGTTTAAAGATCTTTTTAAAGCAGCAAAAAACGCCTTAAAAAACCCGATTGTGCAAATGGGTATTGGTGCTTTAATTCCAGGTTCTAGCTTTGTTACTGGCATGGGATCAGGTATAGCAAAATCTATTTTAAGTAACCCTGCTTTATTACAAGGTGGTATTGGATTACTTTCTGGTGCGAAACCAGCGGATGTTGCAAAAGGATTAGCTTTAGGTGCAGGTCAATCTTATTTAACAGGAGGTTCAGGTGGTGTATCAGAGTTTTTCGGAGGAAGACCAATGACAGCTCAAGCAGGTAGTATTGCTCCTGCTTCAACAGCAAATACAGTATATGATCCTTTAACAGGATCGTCTGGTGGTTTTAGAGAATCAGTTTCAACTAATGTATTGAATCAAGCTAAAGAACCAGGATTTTTAGAAAGAATGGGATTAATTAAAAATACACAAGTAATTACAAATCCTGATGGGTCACAAAGTGTTGTACCTGTCACAGATTTCTTTGATAAATATTCTCCGATGTTAGCATTAGGTCAAGTTGGTTTACAAGTTGCTGCCGCTACCTTAGGTCAAAAAGAAGCTGAGAGATTATATGATCCTAATCAAAACCCTTACCTAAGTGGTGACACACAAATTACTGATGTATATAAACCTTTAGAATATAACAAAGGTGGTGGAGTAATGGACTTTCCTGAAAAAGACGGTATGATTGATGGTCCAGGTGACGGTCAATCTGACGATATCCCTGCAATGCTTTCCGATGGCGAATTTGTAATGACAAAACAAGCAGTAATGGCTGCGGGTAACGGTGATAGAGAACAAGGTACTAAACAAATGTATGACATGATGTATTCTTTAGAAGACAAAGCACAAAATATGGGGATTGGTAGAGTCTAATGGCAAGTTTCGAACAATTATTAGCACAAGGTTATGGTAATGTAGTAAAAGCTGGAGAGTCTATAACATCTCCTTCTTATATGGCTGGAGCACCTGTTCCAGTTGCAAACGTTGCCCCTGTATCTAATGTTGTTTCTCAAGCAACAGGATTGGTTGCAAATGCAGCTACACAAATGCCTGACTATTTTGGTCAAGGTGTTGGTGCCCTACAAGGAGCACAATCAGCTATAGGTAACGCTATGGCGACAACAGCACAAACAACTGGTGCTTACGATCCACAATCCTATCAACAGTTTATGAATCCTTATCAATCAGAAGTTATTGATGAGTATACAAAAGAAATGCAAAGACAATTTGATATCTCAGGTCAAGGTCGTGCCGCACAAGCAATTGGTGCAGGAGCTTTTGGCGGAGGTAGAGAAGGTGTATTAGAGGCTGAAGCACAAAGAGGTTTTCAAGATCAATTGGGTAAAGGTATATCTGGTTTATTAGCATCAGGTTATCAATCTGCACAACAACAAGCACAACAAACTTTTCAAAATCAGCAAGCTGCACGACAAGCTGCCGCTGGTTTACAATTAGCAGGTGGAGAATTAGGTCAAGGTATTGGTCAAATGTATGGTACTTTTGGTGTACAAGCTCCAGGAGCTACAGGACAGTTAGCAACAACATTGAGTCAACTAGGTGTCACAGAACAACAAGCAAATCAAGCACAATTCAATCAAGAGCAAGCAAATCAAATGGCAAGATTTATGCAACCTTATCAAGGATTACAATTTCAATCAGGTCTAGTATCACAGTTTCCAACATTACCTGCTTTACCTCAATCAATGGGAAATCCATTACTTGCTGGAATTGGTGGTTTCTTTGGCGGATCATAAGAGGTGAGCCATGGCCAATTCAGGATTTGATACATTAAACTCTTTCAAAACAGATTTAACAATAAAACCTATAAGTCCTATTCAACCGTTGCCTAATGTACAAGGTGGTACATTTACTGTAACTGATCCACAACAACAAGCGGAAACACAGGCTAAAGATGAAATAAATATGGGTTTAGCTGAGGCAGCAGTTGATCAAACACCTATCTACAATCAAATGGCATTAAACTATGCTGATAAGTTTCTTCCTGTGAGACAATCTATGGATGAGAATCAAAGTATGATCGCTCAAAATATGGGTCTAGGAGAGAGAGTTAGTTTTGAAGATGCTTTATCAGGTATACAAGAACAATTAGGTCCTTTACCACAAACAAAAGGCGTAGAGAAATCAATAAACTTTTTAGTCGATTCAATAAATGCAAGAACTCCTTATAAGGGTGCTGCAGGAATTTTTGATGTGTTAGCACAAGCAACAGGTTCATATCTAAAAAGAGAAAGTGCGGAGAAAGCAGCTAAAATTACACACAATTTAAAAATGAAAGAACTTGCCATTGGGCAAATGCAAGCTCAAAACGCAGCAATTCTTGAAAAAGAAGCTGATTTTTTTCTAAAAAAAATGAATATGGATAATGAATATCTTATGAAAAATCTTTCTTTTGATATGGACATGCAAAAGAAATTAGCTGATTTTGATATAGATACGGCTAAAGAAAAACAAAAAGCAGCTTTGGATTTATATAAAAATCCAGATAGACTTTTTGACAATATAACATTTACTGATCCAGAAACAGGACAACCAGTAGTTTCAACATCCATGAAAGTTTTTAATCCAGAAAAAGGTGTATATGAATTTATGTTACCAAGATTAGATGAAAAGGGAGATACTGTTTTTGATATAGAAGCTCCTCCTGGTTTTTATTTATCACCTCTTGATTCACCACAAACAGATGCTGCTTTATCAACAGGTGTACCAAACTTCACACAAGCATCTAATTTAATTGGAGATTTCTCAACATTAGGTCGTGCAGGTGATATTGTACAAAAAATGTTGACTATAGATGAAGACAAAGTTGCACGAGGAGAAAATTCACCCTTTGGTGCCGAGGGTCTTGTTGACTTCTTTAAAAAAGAATCAACAGCTACTTTTGGATCTTTCATGAATGCAATTAGTCCAGGACTTGGTGACCAGTTAACACAAGAAGGTGGAACGCTACGAAATAAAGATAAAATATTTTATCCTGATATAGATCCTGTAACAGGTCTAGAAGCAGAAGAAGCAAAACGTGTAACTTTTCAAGCACCTAGAGATGGTATAAAGATACCAATACTTACATCTGACTTTAAACCTGTCGATAAATTAGTAAAAGTTGACGACTACTTTAAACCAATTACTTATACATCTTTAGGATATGACGATACATACGCTAAATTAAAAGTTCAAGAAAACTTAATTGTATATGCTCTAGCACGTGCCTTAAAACCTACAGGCCGATTAAATGTTGATGATATTAACAGAGCTTCTCAATTAGTTAATCTTCAAGGGTTTAAATCACCTGATTTTGTAAGAGGTCAATTGGGAGAGATATTAACCTTTATTAGACAAGCACAGGTGGATATTTACGGTCAAGGTTCTTATGCGGGTGGGGATAAGAATGTTTTTGATTCACCACAATATAAAGAAGATGTTACCAAATATAAACAATTTCTAGGTGAACTACCTCCCCCACAACAACCTTCATCAACTACAGAACAAAATGTACAACAATATGATTCTACAGATCAACCACAAGAAAATGAATTTGTTTTAGAACCAGAAGATTTAATGGGAGCAGGAGCATAATGGCCACACCAGCAGTAAAAAAAAATAAAGTTACAATTTTAAAAGGAACGCCAAATGAGCAATCTTTCTATTTTGAAAATCCTAGTAATCCTACTGCAGGTGATATTGCAAAAGTTAAAGAGTTTTATGGTATTGATCAAAGTGCTAGTCCACAACAACTTGTAGAACAATTAAATCAATACAAAACTGCAACACAAGCTAATATACTTAAAGATATTCCGTTTAATCCTGAAACTCAGGGTAAACAATATTATAGTGTTCTCGCACAAAAAATGGCAGACACTAATCAACGTATGAAGTTGATTGAAGATCCAGCTAATTATTATTTTAAAGATTTACAAAGTAAATTACCGATGGGTCTTGATCGTTTAGTGCCTGATCAATTAGTTTCTAAACCTTCTTTTGAAGCTATGGGTTCTTTAGGAGCAATGGCAGGAGCCGGTGTTTTAACAGCTCCGACAGGTCCTGTTGGTATGGGTGCCAGTATACTTGCTGCAGATTCTTTAGGTGCAACTGCAGGTGGACAAGTATACGAATTGACAAATCAAATGTTACGACATTTAAATGATTTACCTTTAGAGAGTAGAGAATTACAAAATGCTAAATTTTTAGAAGACGCATATATGAATCTAGCTTTTACAGGAGGAGCCATGTCCCTCGGACCACTGGTCAAAGCATTTAAACCTGTTGTTGGAAGAGTTTTATTTGGACTAGACAACAAAAATCCTGAATATCAAAAAATGTTAGAAGTAGCAGAAACTTATGGAATGCCTTTAGGTATCATACAAGCAACAAATAGTGCTTTTTGGAAAGGTTATTCTAAAGTTTTGGGTGTATTTCCTTTCATTGGAACTCCTTTTAGAAGAGCTGGTGAAGGAACACAAGAATCAATAAGACAATATTTTGATACAGCTAGTCGTAACTTCGCACCTTTTCAACACATGGCATCATTAGGTGGGGACATAATGAAATTTGCAAGAAAAGAGTATGAGGATACGATGACTATATCAAGATTACTTTATGAAGATTTTGAAAATTATGCAAAACGATTAGAGGGTAAAAAAGTTATCAAGCCAGAAACTGTTACAAAATTAGCAGATGAGTTTGACAAAGTATTGAAAGGACAAATGCCTGCAACTCCCGGGTATGATTTTAAATTTCCTGGTGAAGCATCAGAGAGGTCTTTCAGAGAATTCTATCAAACGTTAAAAAGATTAGATCCTGACGGAATTACAATTCAACAAGCTAGAAAGCTTCAAGAACTTTTCACTAATTTTGCAGCAAATTTCAAAAACGAAGGTAAAGGTTTTGTGCCTGCAAAAGAGGGATCTAGAATTACACAACTATCCCTTGCTCTAACACATGATTTTAACAAAATGGTTAATATTGATGATGATGTTGAGAAAGTTGTTTTTGATACAGCTTTAAAAAAACTTACAACAGCTAATTCTTATCTAGCGGATGTAATGCCTAAATATGAAGGTCCTGTTCCTAATATGTATAAGCAAGTAAATGCAAATATATTTGGTCCTGGTCCACAGTCAACAGTAGGGGGTACAATGTATGCCTCTGATGTTTTAAATACTGTTTTAGAAATGTCAAAAGATAATCCTGATGCGATGACAGCTATTTTAAAATTAGCAAAAACACCAAAGGCTAATCTAGATGCATATTACAAAGCAGGCATGAAAGAAAATGTTCCTGTTAAAGTTAAAGTACAAACATTAGATGACACACCTCGATTGTCTAATGGTGATATGAATCCTAATTTTGGAAAAACAATCACAACGGAAGAAACCGTTATGTCTATGGGACCTGATGCAGGAGCTAAAAAAATAATGAGAAAATTATTTGATGATGCTTTTCAAGGGTCACTGTCTGGTCTTCCTGTTGCAAAAACATTTACTGATTATAAAAATTTAGCCAAATTAGATCCAGAAAAAGTTTACAAACAAGGTTATAAAAATACACAAGATGTCTTTAGATTTAGAACAGTAGATTTTGATCCTATGAAGTTTGCAGAAAATTTAGGATTAAATAGTCCTGACAAAAGAAAAGTTTTAGAACAAATTTTAAAACCTACTGGAACAAAAATAAAAGATATTGAAAGATTTTTAGATATAGCAGAACGAGCAGGTAGTTTCACTGTTACCGATCCTTCGACTTTTGTACAAAGACGTGTAACTTTAGGTGGTTTTAAAAGTTTATTATTATTCGGTGGTGCACAAGCTGGTGCGGCCATGGCTGGTTTTGGTTTACCTACTTTAATGGTTCCCTTACTATTACGTTATGGTTCATCTTTATTGACTGACCCTAAAGTTTTAAAAGCATTTTCACAAGTTTTACAAGATACAGGATTGGATGTTGCTAAACGTTCAGCTTATGCCAGTGCGTTAGGAAGACCTGAAACTACAAAAGAAAGTTTAAAACCTTTTACTATATCAAAAGAAAATCAAAAAATTCTTTTAGACTGGGCTAATGCAACATTGCCTACCGAAGAAGATTTAGAACAGATGGACTTTGCTAACCAAGTTGAAGAATCAATTTTAAGTTTAATGAAAGAACCTCAAAAAAGTGTTGAGTCCAGAGCGGCAAGAGAAGATCAAATGAAATTAATGAATAAATTAAATCCTCAAGATCCTAGAGGTTTGAATCAACGAGAAGCTTATATGGGCAATCTAATACAAGAAAAACTACAACCAACTTTTCAAGCTAATTTAGGTGCAGGTCAACCTCAAGTTGCAAGTGGTAAACTAAGTCCTGACGTGCGATCAGATTTAGCTTTTGGTAGTTTAGATGAAGCTTTAGAAACACAAATGTTTAAAAGAGGAATAGGCGGACTATAATGAAAAGAACAATGACAGGAGGTGTTGATTCAGTAAGAGTTATTAATTTACCTACGGGTATGAAAGATGGCGGAGATTTATCAGTTCCTCCACCAAAGTCTTTACAGATGTTTGAAGGATTTAAAGCAGGACCTAATCAATTTATGTTACCAGAAGAAGAAAGGGTGATACCAAGTGAGCCTAATGTTCAACCACGGACCATGGACCAACAAGGTCAAATTTTTCCCATACCTGAAGTAAGAGGACCAATACCCAGTGAACCAGATGTTCTAGATTTACCTGGAGCAGATGGGATGATGGAAGGCACAACCATGCAGGATAGACTGATGTACGGTCCTGTAATTGACCCTAGAGAAGTATATCCTATGGACCCCGATCCAGGAATCATGGGAATTCCACCAAATCCTAATATGCCACAAGGTATGGGTGGCGTTCCTAACTTATTGCAAGCAAATATGTTGAAACCTGCTGGAATTTTAGATATAAAGAAAGTCTATGATATATAGACTAAAATATTGGTTTACAAATTTATTTAAGAAAGGAGATCCCGATGAACATCAAAAGCATTGGGGGATAGGATCATGATTGATTTAACAGATGACTTGAAAGCTAGAGTACGTTTGCACGAAGGAGTACGCACAGTAATGTACTTGGACAGTTTAGGCAAAGCCACGATCGGTATAGGCCACCTTATTCAGCCTCACGAACGGACACGATACGCTGAAGGCGTAGAAATATCCATGGAAGAAGTTGAAGAACTATTTGATATAGACTTGAATAGAGCTGCTGCGGGGGCTGATTTATTGATAGATGAGTGTGTTGGACACGATTTACCTGACAATGTATCTGAAGTTATACTAGAAATGGTATTTCAATTAGGCACAAACGGTGTTCGCAAGTTCAAAAACATGTGGAAAGCCATGCGTGAAAAACGTTGGAAAGACGCATCTACTGAGATGAAAGACTCGAGGTGGCATGAACAAACAACAAAAAGATGTGAGAGTCTTGCAGAAATAGTTGCAAAAACGAACGTATAAGAGTAGGATTCAAGCATGGGACATACATTTAAACATTTAGGACACAAACTCTTTCAAACTCCTGGCGTAGTTGATGAATCTAAAATTGTAGAAGTTAAGTTAGATCCAGTAAGCGTGACTGCAAAAGCTATGGATAGAGCTAGAAAAGCCAGAGAAGCTAAAAAGAAAAAATAGGAGGCTCTATGAAAAAGAATCTAAAACCAGTTGATAAAAAGAAAAATCCTGGACTATCAAAACTACCAAAACCAGTACGTAACAAAATGGGTTACATGAAA